TGAAAGACTATCTTGTAATAATTCAAGTTTTGGAATAGCTCTTTTATTTAATTCTCTATCTGATTGTGTAAAAGGATTTTTTGCAACTGCAATTTCATCAATATAAATATTGTGTTTTAAAAAAGTTTGTAAAATAGTTTCAGAATCTGAACCACTAGTATACCATAACCTAATATAATCATAGGAATCTCTTAATTGACGTGCTCTCTGTTCTAAAAGAAACTCTAATGATGTAGTAGGCTCCTTCTCCCAATTAAATTTTGAAAATATATAATCAAAAAAATAAAATGATATATTTTCATTAGTAAAATTATTATCAGCAATGCAAGACCATTTATTATTATAATAAATGTTATCTAAATACCAACCTACTGCTTTAAGCATTCTCTAATCCTGTGTTGTTCTTCAAAAGTTATATAATGATGAGATGGTAAATGAATTAAGTTTTCGGTAAAATGTTTTACTCCTGGTAAAGTTTCTTGTGTATCATAAAAAGAATATGAAGACATTGGTTCTTTAAACATTGTTCTTGCTAAACAATTTATAGAATGAAGTTTATCTAAAACAGAAACAACTTGTTCTGAAGGTACAAACATTGAAAATCTTTCCCAAATATAATTTTCACCGGGTACAGAGTTATAGGGAAGATTTTCATTATACCAAGCAGCAATTTCTATTCGACGCTCTCTATATTTAAATTCTTCATAAAATTCAATCTCTTTTAAAAGAACAGCACAAGAAGTATTATCTAAAAAACTTTTAGTCCCATAACCTACAACCTCATTTTTTATAGAAGATCCATGTGCTTGAATTTCATATATTCGCTCATAAATATCGGCATTACGAGTCGCAATTCCTCCACCAGAACCTAATGTTCCCGGACCTTTTGTAAAATCAAAAGAGTAGCATACTAAATCAGATAGTTGTCCTGGTTTATACTTAATAGGCGCACCCATATAAAAAGCAGGAGCAGCATCTTCAATAATTTTAATGTCATTTAAATAATATTTCTTTAGTATATTATGTATTTTTGGTACATCTGCCATAGCACCAAAATTATGAATAATAATTATTGCTTTAGCATAATTACTTTTTACTTTTGCCCATTTTTCCAAAGCTATTGGGCATATATTACCTGTTTTATCAACATCAATAAATTTTAACTTACGATTCATAAAACGAACTGCATTAGCTACTCCTCGCCAACCATATGCAGGAACTAAAATAGTATCTCCTTCTTTAGTAAGAGCATGAACAGCTATTTGAAGAGAGTCAGTACCACAATTAGTAAAACTCCAGTAAGGTAACTCAGATAATTCTGCACATTTATCTGCTAATGTACGTTGTATAGGTGCTAAATCACGCCCATCTTCTGCCTGATAAGGATAATCCATGGCAGATGACATAGCACGAAGATAATCTACTTTATGCTTTTCTAAACGTTGTCGATGTGGTATAAAGGATATTGATTTAGGCATTAAGCGTCGGCAAATTTTGTATCCAATGAATTACTTGTTCATTAGAAAATTTTCCATGACGATGAGTTTTATAATACCCATCTTTTAAAATCATATATAAGGGCATTCTATCTCTAAGAGCAGGAGCGATGTGTTTTGATACTAAAGAATTACTTTCATCACTTAGTTCTATTTCTAGCGATGGAAATACAATTTTTATTGCATCAAGCTGATTTTTGATATATGATAAGTTATCTGAGTCGGAATGTGCGAACCCAATTATTTTGTTAGCCATTTTCGTCTCTCATGTTGTTGACAATTTCTTCAAGATTTTGTTCTGTAAGATCTATTCTCTCTCGTAACTCATGGATTTCCTGATGAAGATAACGAATATCACCTCCAAGATCTTTAGCTACTTCTCGGATGTGTTCGGTTACTTCTTTCAAATGGAAAATCAAATTTTTATCAGTTACATACATAAGTATATCTTACTTAAAAATAAAATTATTGTCAACAAAAAACTCGCTGTAATGCAAAAACGATGTTGCATATTAATAAAAAAAGGAATATAATATAATGAATCGACCAAGATTGCCGTTTGTAAAAGAGTATTTTACTGATCTCGCAAATAAAGGTAATGAAGAAGCAACTAATCTAATGGTAGAATACAGACAAATGATGGAGTCAGAAGGAGAATTTTTAGCAGGACGTTTTTTAATTGAAGTTTATTTAGAAGTTCAAGAAACATTACAGGAAGCGTATTACAATGAGCAATAGTCCGTTTAGTTTGGCAATAAATAAAGAATATACAAAACCTTTACGAAAAGAGTTTACTGTATATTTTACACGAGAAGATGATATACTTTGTAGAACTACTACTACTAGAGTATATCTTAATAATGATTATATAGATTCTCATGAAACTGTTGTACTGGAGAAAACATAATGGCTAAAAAAAGCGTACAATCTAATTTAGTATCAGGATATTCTGCTTGGTCACGTTCACGTACTATTGACGAAGCACATAATATTGCTAGATGGAATCCTTGGCTAGCACATGACTGGATGAAAGAAGCTGTTAATGGTACTAGTATTGCAGATTATGATATACTAGAAAAACATGATCGTATTGCAACAAAAATTAATCATTTATGGCGGCGGCGAAAATCATATCGCTGGTATGATGAGAAACAATTTTGGGACGGAGTTCCTCCTAAAATGATATCAAAATGTATGTCAGATGATGAGTATGACATCATTACAAATGAAGAAGAGTAAATCAATTAAATTTCAACTTGCACAATGTTAAAATCTGTGCTACTTTAAGGGTGTTAAAACATGCGTTTTAAGATGGCGTCAAAAAATCCATTTCGTGATTTTGTCCGTAATCTTCGTAGAATTACAATTTCTAAGATTTCTGATGAAGAAAAAGGTAAACTATATATTGATCTTTGGAAGGAGCTAGAAACAAAACTTTCTGAGACAGAATATTTTTTAAACTCTTCGCCAGCGTTTTCTACACGTTGCGAACATTGGAATTATCGTGAAATTAATCTTGATTCTATAGTTCCAGTAACTAATTCTGCAAACCCATATCTTAGGCTCAAACATGAGTTTGAAGATGCTTTGCTTTGTTCATCTTATAAAAGCTTAGTCAAAGCTGTGTCTAAATCTCTAATGTGGTTCTATGTAACTCCATATAGAGATGACTGGGTCACGTAGTGACATAGGAGGTAGCGTGCGTATTACACATGAAAAAGCTAAAAAATTAGTATGGAAAGTTTTATCTTCTATGCCTATTGATGTATTTGATGATGACGATGGATCAATATGGGAAAGTACTAATTATGAATTGCGTGATCCCAGAATAGAAGGAGACTTTAAGGGATCACGCGAAATAGGTGCTGCTAACATTGTTAGTGCTTTTAATCTTTTGCATCAAAAAATGTTAATTGCAGAACTATCTAAAGATGAAGGTTTTAGTGATTGTGCAGAAGAGTGTATAGAACTTTTTAGTAATATTATGGATGATTTACAAGATACAAATCTTGTTAGAAAACGTCCAGAACATCTTCGTGAAACATTTACAGTTATAGAGGGAAGTAATGTCGGAACTTAATAAAGAACTAAAAGCAGAATTTGATAGAGTTGTAGATTTACTAATACAAATTGAATCTGCTAGGGAATCTATATCTTCTTTACTCAAAGATATTAAAGAAGAACATGGTATTGAAATTCCAGTTGCACGACGTGTAGCTAATGTTATGCGTAAAAATTCTCGTACAGAAGAAGAAGAAAAATGGGAAGAATTTAATGTAATTCTAGATACAGTATTATGATGAATAATATATTTATAGGGTTACTAATGGTATTGATTATCAATACTATGGTTCTTATGCTACCCTATACAATAGATGCTTATTGGATGTTGAGCATGAATCAAGCTCCTGGTTGTGGATAACTATTAGAAAATAAACTTATTGGTAAATAAAATGTTTACACTTACTTCATTATTTGAAGCAGTTCAAGAAGCAATTGTTGAAGCTAACAGATCTGTTGAACAAAATACATATGATATGCTTTGTGAGCGTTATTTTGATAAAAAAAATGATAAATTTATACCTAAAACTATGAATATGGTCTTGCCAAACGTAGATGGAAGTGGTAAAATTACTAATGAAAATTATAATATTCCTATATTTTCATTAGTAAAACCTCATTCACTTAGCATTGATAAAATTTCAATGGATTTTGAGGTAGACCTTTATACAAAAGAAGAGGAACATATTATTGCATCTTTACCTAAAGGAATGTCCTCTTCTAAACGTACATCTGCTAAAGTAAAAGTAAAATTTAAAACATCAGAACCTCAAGAAGGAATAATGTTATTAAATGATAAGGTGTATAAATCTTTTCCGCAATAAAGAAATGGAGATAACATATGGCTGATGATAGTCTTGTAAATATGAGTAACCAATTTGCTGGATTGCCTATGCGCGATCTAATTGGTGGTCCTTTGCAGGCAGCTTGCGATGCACAAAATATGCTTGCAGCAGCTACCACTAATTTTATTCAAGATGTTGGGCTTCAAAAAATAGGAGATGGTGCTAATGCTGCTATGGCAGCTCGTACTGTTGATTTTTCTTTTGATCGTCCTGCCCCTGCTACTGCTAATGCTACAAACGCTACTGGAGGAACTGAAAAAGTTGATTTAAAAGTACCTCTTTTAGCTATTATTAATACTCCTGCTTTAAGTGTTAAAGAAGTTGATATTAATTTTACTATGTCTGTTTCATCTTCTACAAGCGATGAAACAGCTTCAGATACAGAAGCAGGCTATGAAGGCTCTGCTAAAGTTAGCATTGGTCCTTTTTCTGCTAAAGTGAGTGTTCATGGTTCTGTATCTTCTCATAGTACAAATACTAGAAAAAGTGATAATTCTGCAAAATATGATGTTAAAGTTATTGCTAGAGATGATGGACCGCCAGAAGGATTAATGAAAGTATTAGATATGCTTAGTACTGCAATTACTCCTCTTCCTTCTTCTTCTGAAACTCCTGCTTAATAGTTGTTCCACTACTATATAGTAGTGGAACAACTTTACTTTTGAGGTTTTTATGTCATATTTCAACCAAACAACAACTGACTGGCGTATTTCACAATGTTGCCAGTTTCATGATAAAGCTTTAGCTAAGAAATTTAATTTTGGAACTACTACTAAAACATACGCATTAAAAGATGGTGGCAAAGAGCGTGTTCAAGGAAAAGCTCTTTACAATGTTAGTAGATTATATCACATACTTAATGATTATTTTTCAAAACAGCCTCGTAATCTTCGTTCTTTTCGTATCAGTTCTGACTTATTCCCTTGTTATACTTTAGATTTTACGGAAGATTGGTATAAAGAAATTTGGGATAGAATTTCTGAGACACTTAAGGCGTGTGGAGATATAGCAAAAGAACATGAGATAAGACTTTCTGTACACCCAGGACAGTATACCGTATTGGCTTCTGATAAAACTACTGTAGTTGATAACTCAATTAAAGATTTAGAATATCATGCCTTATATGGAATACTAATGGGTATTCCTGCTGAAGATTTTTCTATGAATATTCATCTTCAAGGGCTGTATGGAGGAAAACATATTGATGGTATTAAACGATTTGCAACACATTTTCCCTACTTATCAGACTATGCACAAGCGTGTCTCACGGTTGAAAACGAAGATAAGCCCAATGGATATGACATCGAACACACACTCGAACTCGCAAAACGAATCCCAACACGAACTTGCTTGGACATACACCACTATGCCTGTCACAGAATGCGATCAAACGAAAAAATTAAAAACTCACAAGGTAAAGTGGTCAACAGAAAAATTAGGGACGAAGTTAGACATATTAGTGTAAATGATGACTATTTCAAAGAAGCAGTAAAAACTTGGGGTAAAGTTCGTCCTTTATTTCATAAATCACAATCATTTCCTATGGATAATGAAGACTACTGGATGAAACCTAATGCACATTCAGATATGTACCATGATGAAGAATTAATGTCAAATGCAATTCCAATGTTAGAATATGCTGATTTTGAAATAGAAGCTAAACATAAAGAAATTGCAGTAAATCATTTTTACAACTTTATCAAAGAAGAAGAAGCTATGTGTGGAGAACAATTACTCCATAAAAGTTTTATAAAGTAATTCAGCTACTGTAAGATGTGATAAAGATCCTGCATGAGAACGATCTTTTGCGTAATCTTTATGTTTCATTAAATCAAGATGTAGAGGGATATGATTGTCAGTTAGCTCACATAAATTACTATATAAATGCGGAAAACAACATAAATGAATATGTTTAATATTATTACGTTCACATAACAATATTTGTTTAGCTACTGCACCTTCCCATAGTTCAGTAACAATTTTTTCATCAGAAAAGTATAACATTCCTGCTGCGTGCCATGCTGCTTGATGTTGTTTTTCGTGTTTTCTTTTATTACCTAAAATTTGTTCTGAAAGTATCCAGTTACGATAGTATTTTTCATTTTCAACTATGTGATTAGCGACAATAAAACCTTGCCACATATTTTTTTTAAAGTCCCATACTTTCCAGCGATATTCACTAGTATGACCTATAATGATTAAATCAGGTTTTAACTTGACAGCTTCTTCAACTTGATTTAATATAAGATATTCAGATGCTCCACTTTGAGCAATATTATTAATTTTAGCGTTTAATTTTTTAGCTAATATATGAGCATATACTTGATCTTGATTATCAAGACCTTCTCCTTCAGTAAAGGAATCACCACAAGCTACTATGAGCATTGAAGATATTTTTGTTGTAGGAAATTCTTGGTCAATACCAAGTAATGAAGCTCCAAATCCTGCATTTAATTTGCTAAATCTTACTAACCGTTGGGAACATCCTGGAATTACTTTAGATGTTCAATCTGAGTATATCATATCAAATAAGCTTGTCAAGGGTTTTAAGGTAATTTGGTTAATTGGACATCATCATCGTGCAGATCCAAAAGGAAATGGAGACTATCTTACTCCTTATGATTGGGGGGAAGGTAATATATGGGGTAAGATGACCCGTGATATTTGGTTTAAAAAATTTACTAAAATGCCTTGGTATTGGAGAACAAACGCATTATTTATTAAAGCGGCTTTAGAAGGATTTACTCCTGATAATTTATTGTTAATACCTATTTATCGTCCTAATATATTAGAGCATGAGTTTTTACAAGATAATTCTTGTATATGGTGGGAGTATATGCGAGACTATGCTAAAGATTATTCTGATGGCAGAGGGCATATGAACCAAATAGGTCATACTATTTTTGCAATGAAACTTCGAGAGGAAATTGAGAGTAGATGGAAAATTTCATTGACAATAGATGGGTAGATGCAATAGAAATAAGTTATACTACAGCTATTGCTACAAAAGCAGATAAGATAGTTGCAGAATGTGAGAAGAATGTTAAAAATTTTGGTAATCAGTGGGTAGCAGATTTTGCTGGTTATAAAGCAGTTTTATTAAAACCAGGAGAAGGATATGAATGGCATTTTGATAATATGGACTATGTTAATGGTTCTCTTAGCTGTCCCCGACCTAATAGATATTGGAGCCAACTTATTTACTTAACAGAAGGACAACCTTTTGAGATAGGTGATTGGAATCCTTTAGGAAAAAGAGTTGAACAAACTGAATTTAGTGCGCCTATTCCTAATAAAATACTCGCCCGTATACATCCGGTGCCTGGTCTTACTGTTGTTTTTCCTTGCTTTATGGTTCATAGAATTAAGCCAGTGGTTGATAATAGAAGATGGGCAATAGTTAGTTTTATAGATAATCCAAACTATAAAAAAATGAATAAAAAAACGTTACAATTAATATATAAAAGGTATTTTAATGAATATAGTGGGAATTAGTGCTTATCATCATGACTCTGCTGCAGCATGGTTAAGTGCTGGATTTATACAAGGAGCTGCACACGAAGAACGCTTCACAAGAAAAAAATTTGATAATAGATTTCCTATTAGTACTTTACAGTGGTTAAGAACACAACGAGAACAAGTTGATACTGTTGCTTTTTATGAGCAAAAAGATTTTATGGAAAGACAAGATATAAGAAGAGAAATTAAAAAAACAATCTCTGGTAAATTTAATATTGAATTTTTTGATCACCACGAGTGTCACGCTATGAGTTCTATATGTACTACTACTTGGGATAGTTGTGCTGTTATGGTTGTAGATTCTATGGGAGGCAAATACGCTACTAGCCTAGGTATTTTTGAGAATAATAAAATAACATGGTTAAAAAGATTTGAATATCCAAATAGTTTAGGATTATTTTATTCTACAGTAACTCGTTTTCTAGGCTTTACACCTATGCTAGATGAAGAAAAAGTTATGAGTGCTGCCGCATTTGGAGAGCCTAAATGGGCGGACTACCTAAAAGAAAAAGTTATTAAAACTGAATTTGGA